ATGCCACTTTGGTCAGACTTTTTCAAATTGTTCACATACGCCACAGAGAAAGACCCTCTGTCGGCTCGTAAAGACCCTAAGAACTTCGGGACTGCTGGCATTGCACAACCAGAAGCTCTAGGGACAGATTTTCAAAGCGGTGGTGGACCGGGTGGCCAAACAAGCTACCGTCAAACCAACGACATGATCGACACGACGACTCTATCCAACCGCTCTATGCGGTATAAAGAGTATGAGCGTCTGCGTAATGTCCCGGAAATCGAAATGGCAATGACGGTCTTCGCTGACGAAGCCTGCGTTGCCGGTGACACTAAGATCGCTACGCCGTTCGGGTTCACTACTATAAAAGAGTTAGCAGAGAAGAGAGCCGAAGAACGATTTTTGGTTTACTGCTATGACGCCCAGAAAAAAGACTACAACCTGGGTTGGGCTTTCGCCCCCCGACTCGTGAAGCGAGCCAAAACTATAACCATTGTCATGGACAATGGTACTAAGTTCACTGCTACGTCGGATCACCGTGTTCTAAAGAAAGATGGGACATGGGCGGAAACTGGAGAGCTTCGGTTCGGCGACGAACTGATGCCATTCTATCGGTTATCTGCGGCATCTGAACTTAAACACAAACAATTTCCTCGCCTATTCACCTTCACGAAAGGCTGGATAAGCGAACGTCAATTCGTTGACGACTGGAAGACTGGCAAAAGCAACCCTGCATATGAAAAAGTAAATCGGGTTATTCGCATGATTGGTGGTGGACTAACCACCCGTCAAATTGCCAAGAAGTTGGATTTCGATTGGTCATCAATAGATGGCTGGGTCAAAAAGGAAGGTTTCACGCCAGCAGAGATCAGAACTCTGTACAAGCATGAGGATCGTCGCCGAGTCATAGGCATTGAAGATGGTCCAGAACAAGATGTCTACGACATTTCAGTCGAAGGTCACAAGTGCTTCGCCACGGATTCTGTCATCCTACACAATTGCCAGAAAGACGAAGATGGCAATATCTTCAAGGTGCTTACAGCCAACGATGAAATTCGTGAAGAAATAGAATTCCTGCTGTTGCATCGCAAAATGCTTAACATGAACCGCCAGGGTTGGACATGGTTTAAGAACCTGTGCATCGCTGGGGATTGGTTCGTTGAAATGGTAATCAACCCGGACAATCCCAAAGAGGGCATTTACCGGGCCATGTCATTGCCTCCCGAAACGATGTATCGCATCGAGACGGTGAAGGGCAAGATGATTGAGTACCAGCAAAGCAAAGAAGGCCCCGATTATCAGGCCATCGTGCGAGGACCAGTCACCGGACAGAATGAAATGGAATTGAATCAGACGACAGCCATTCGGTTCGCTCCGAGTCAGATCGTTCACTTCCGAATCGGAGATGATCGCAAGACGTTCTATCCATATGGCCAGAGCTTGATCGAACCGGCTCGTGGACCGGCACACAGCTTGAGATTGATGGAAGATGCAATGGTGGTCTATCGACTCACCCGTGCGCCAGAACGTCGTGTGTTCTACATTGACGTTGGACAGCTTCCTCCATTCAAGGCTGAAGCCTTCATTGATCGACTAAAGGATCAATTCCGCAAGCGTAAGGTTACAAGTGGTGGTGGAACACCTGGAGCGAATTCTGTAGAAGAACGCTGGCAACCACCGGCTCAGGACGAGGACTATTGGCTACCAATTCGGCCAAACAGCAATACTCGTATTGATACTTTGCCGGGTGCCGAAAACTTGGGTGAAATTGATGACGCAGTGTACTTCAGAAACAAGTTATTAACCAGCTTGAATTTCCCGAAGAACTATTTCAACAACGAAGACCCAGGAGCCACAAGAATTACTTTGTCTGCTCAAGACGTTAAGTTCGCTCGCATGATTGAGCGGCTGCAAAGCCACTTCGAGGATGGAATCCTCGAAGTGGCAGAACGCCACTTGCATTTGCGAGGGTATCCTGAAGAAAGCTACCAAGACTTAAAAATAAAAATGACAGCCCCTTCTGATTGGCGGGAACTATCTCGTGCGGAAGTGGTAACGGCCCGATATACTAATGCTGGCACGTTAAAGAGTGGTCAGCTTATGGCAGACTATGATATTGTCACAAAGATATTGAAGTTTTCTGAAGACGAAGCTGACGAAATGTTGGCACGTCTGAAGCTACAAAAACTAGAAGACCTCAAACTGCAAGTATTGGCGCAGAATCCACAGCTATTGGGCGTGGGCATTCCTGGGGCAGATGCAGGCGGTGGTCAGGGAGAACTTGGAGCCGAACCGGGTGGACCGGGCATGTCGCCTGATCCGATGGCTGGCGGTGATCCAATGGCGGCAGCAGGCGGTGGGGCGGGCGCTCCTCCACCAACGGCAACGGCTTCTGGCGCTGATGACACGCCTGATGCTGATCCAGGTTCAAAGGCACCCGAAGGTGCGAATATTCCTGAACCAGATGGGGAAGATATCAAGAAGTATGATCTTGAAATCCAAGATTATGAAGCCGAACAAGATCGAGAAGATATTGATTACTCAGTTGGAGATGAAGGATAAGATGAATGATAATTCAAACTTCAAACGATGGTTGGAAACAGACAATGAAATTGAATGGCATCGACTGTTTGATCATTTACTAAGAATGTATAGTAATAGCAGTATTTGGAATGATCCTCAATTTCATCCCAATATGATTCGTCTTCTTCGCAATGTTGGTCTTGATGAAGAGGCCAATCATTTGGAAATGATTCGGCCTTCTCAACAAGATATTGAGACTGGAAACACTCCACTTTCTTCGCTGAAGAATAAAGATCAACGATCTAGTTTTTCAACAGCCTATCATGCTTACTCAACAGCATTAGAAGATGTTGGTGACAAAATTTATCAAAAAGCTAAAGCCATGAATTGGCAGTGGGTCAACTAATGACAGGAATGACAGGAATCACACAATTCCCCACGTTAGCAATGAAAAACCGGCAGTTAGTGGAGCAATCCACAAACGCCGGTTGTTTTCACTGTTTGAAGATTTTCAACGTGACGGAAATTAAAGACTATACCGACAATGACAAAACTGCGATCTGTCCGATATGCGGTATAGATTCAGTTGTTGGCGATATGTGCGGCTTTGAGCTTACTGAGGACATCCTCAAGCAAGCTCATCAATTCTGGTACGTCAAGCGTTAGTCTTGGTCTTCTTGTCTGTCGAAGAAGTATTGTCTGATGTCATCGTGCATCCCGAACTTGTCCGAAGACCATTCGTAGACATCATTGACTAATTTTATGTCAGTGCTTGGATTGTAATCGTAATTCAAAATTACATCATGACGATCCATGTACTTGCGATTCTTCAGAGAGCCGTGCCACAAGTGAGAAATATCCACAGGGATATAATCCAGCGTTGGCTTCTTGGCTCGCAATCCGTCACACCATTTCATTAAATCTGTTTTCATGTGATCGTTGAATTTACTAGCAAATCCGTGGATGTCCCACGAATCCAAGTAACAATCGACGAAGAATGTATCGCCGCTTCCAACGATGTTGCGGTCATAAAGACCACCCAATTCTTTGAAAGTATCACGGCGAGCGGCCCAAGCAAATCCAGGAACCGAAAAGTTTAATTCACGCTGACGGCGGCGATGCAGCCAATTCTTGTGAATCTTCCATTGCCACGCAACGCTTTGCAGGTTTGGAATTTTGCTGCCATCGTACTTCAACATGCCTTTAGGCATGTAGTAGACCTTCTTGAATAGCTGAATGACATCAGTCGTTTTAAGTTTGTCGCAGGCTTGCTGCGCCCAATCTTCTGAATGAAAAATCACATCGCAGTCGATCCAAGCGTAATATTTACAATCGTCTGGCAATTTAGTAACACCATAGTTTATTAGGCGTTCCTTCTGCCACATAATACTATTGCTACGCAAGCGATGAACATCTGGGCCGTCAGGAATATAGAACGGCCCCCCGTTAAAAGAGCATTCAACAGTGATTAACCTCACCCCTTGCCGATTGAGTTGTTCAGCAAAAATGAAGTAGTTGCTTAATAGAGATGTAAACCCCGCAGGGTTGAAAAACACGGTAATCACACACAGTTCGTCCATTGAAGCTCCTTCTTGTTACAACGGGACATTAGGCATCCATATGTATTCAAAAAGATCAACAATTATCTGTCGTGCTTTTGTTAACCAATTGGGTTGTGGAAAGAATCTGCGGAATTTGTAGCCAATACATCGGTCCCATGATTTTTTACATCGTCGGGAGACACGTCGGCCAAACCTTTAGAAATTACTCTGCGACCTTTTGTAGCACCTTTTCTCATATCTGTTTTGAAATTACCGTCTTTGAAACTATCTAATCCATGTTGCTGAAGTATTGCCTTAATTTCTGGCATCACTTCAGACATACGGTTGAGGAACTGAGCGGCAGCTTGGCTATTCTTGGACATTACGACCTCGAACGCCTGCATAGCGGCAGTCAGAGCCTTTTCCGAATTGGCGTCCAGGCTGGATTTGCCAAGTACATTTGTACCAACATCGTATGCTGCTAACTCTTTTAAGCTCACATAGTCTTGAAATGTTTTCATTTTGATCCTCGTTTTTGATACTCTCTGCATACCTATGTACTAGGCAGTGAGGGATTTTGCGAATTACGGTGTAAAATTTGAGATAGAGTTAATACATACCCTCATCACAAGCAGCAGTGAAGCCGTTGCACATGAGGAATCCAACAACAGCACAGGGAGTCAATTGATTATGAAAAGAAAACTAATCAGCTTCGATGCGTTTAAGAAAATCGAAGAAGCATCACTTACAAACGCCCAGGAAGAGTTAATCGGGGCAGAAGAAGTGCTGGCAAAAACCTTGGGTGTAGATGACTTGAAGTTATTCACCTTCGGGGAATCCGACGTTACATACCAAGCACCGGACGGAAGTTTCGTACACGCCAGCTACAAGTTAGACAAGGACCAATTGGTTCTTGAGAACCTTGAACAATTGGTTATTGAAGAGGAAAGCGAGAAGAAAAACGCCCGCCAAGTCCTAGTCAATATGGTGGATTCTCTACTTGAGAACAATGACGGTAAGGCAAGCCAGCAGTTTGAGGCTTATCTTTCTATGCCGTTCGTTCGTCGTGAATTACTTGTCAGCGAAGGATTTAAGGTTACTGTTTCCAAGCCTACTGGCAGCAACTCTCCGCTGCGTGGCAAGAAACAAAGCCGTTCTTTGGTTGCCAAGCGTACTCGTTCCCGAAACAAGACCCTTTCCCGTGTATCCAAGAGCCAGAAAGACCAACTCAGTCGCAAGCGCACTTCTGCTTCCAAGCAGCTAGGTGGTTCTTCCAACCCACGTTGGCGTACATACGCTCGCAAAGTCAAGCCGAACACCATTAAGGAATGGTCGATGATGTGCGAGAACGTCATGAGCTATTTGGACTACAAAGAATTTGGTCCTGTAATGTCCGAATCCATGATTCAGACAGACGACAGAGGCAACGTAACTGGTGTGGCCATGCCAACAATCCACAAGCGTAACGAGGGCAAGATTTTGACCTTCAACTGGAAGACTATGGATCATGAGATCAAGGTTCTCCGTGGAAACGTCAAGCGACTCTCAGAAGACCAGACTTTCATCAAGGCGATGACCGATCTGAAGCGATACAACAATATTTCGGACAACTCTTCACTCGAAGAAACACTAGAAGCCATTGTCAGCCGTTGGCCAGATGTTCTGTACATCACTGAAGGTGAATTGGCAGAGCAGATTTCGACGGCTTTGGAGACAGCTAATGTCACCAATTATGACGACAATATGTGTTCTTTTATGGCTGAAGCAATTCTTCGCACTGCTCACAACGCCTTTACGGATCGTGTTCGCAAGATCGGCTCCCTGGCCGGTAGTGCTGCCGACCTAACTGCTGAGTGCAAGACCTGTGAAGATTCCTACAAGGAATTCAAGACTGTTGCTGATAAGTTCTACACCCAGCTAGACGAGTCTGACTCGGCTGATCTGCGAGTGTTTGCTGACTTGTTCAAGGCTCTCCATGAAGTCCACCGTGTTGCCGCTGAAACTGGCGATGAAGCAACCAAGGCCGAAGTTGAGAACTACATGCAGGAATGTGCTGCTGTTCTGAACCGTGAAGTTCAAGTTGACCTGAATCTTGCAGAGGCTATTGCCAATTACCTACACGATCTAGTTGAGGCGAATGTTTCCGGTGCTGAAAGCACATGGGATGTTTCCAACAGTGATGTACACCACACTGTTAATGGCGATCACCCAAGAATGTCTTGGAATGCCAAGCAGCACGATGCAGTTCCATCCAAGTACACCGGCGACTACGGCGACGAAGCTCCGGTATCTGACGGCAAGAGCTACAAGAACGGATTGGCCGATGAAATGCGGAACCGTTCATGGAGCAACATTGGCGGTGCAGACACTTGGCCGGACATGAAGAACCCATATGTGCCGAAGCCTTTCGGCGACTACAAGATGAAAGAAAAGTCGGCAGTTGATGACGGCGAAAGCGATTGGAGCCGTTGGCAGTCTGGCGATACATGGCCGAACTTGAAGAACCCGTATGTGCCTGACTCCCCTTGGGACAAGAGCAAGTACAAGATGAAGTCCGACAACTTAGTTGTCGATAAAGGCGAAACCAAGGTCTAACACACACAAAAGGAGTGCGTCAATGGATGAAAGATTAAGTCTATTCGTTGACTGCTGTGACAATGGCGGGTTTGTCTTGAGTTTGAACGAGTCAGCTACCGACAAGGGGCTGACTAAGTTCAAAGGCAAGTTCCAAGAGGCCGAGGCAGTTAACAAAAACAAAAGAATTTACCCCTTTGGTGTTCTCGATGAGAACGTCAAGAAATTGGTTCCCATCGTAGAAGCCCGTGGGCTGGTGGGAGAGTTAGATCACCCTACAGATTCGATCATTCACTTTGAGAAATGTTCTCACGTCATCACTAAATTGTGGTGGGAGGGAAACAATCTCATGGGTGAAGGAGAAATTCTGAATACACCGCACGGCAGAATACTGCGAAGTCTTTTGTCTGACGGGGTGAGAGTTGGAATCAGCAGCCGAGGCGTTGGCAACGGTCGCAGTGATGAGAATGGAATTTTAGTTATTGGCGAAAGCTACAAACTAATTACTTTCGATGCTGTTGCTGATCCTAGCACCCACAACGCCTTTCAGGAGAAAGTCGTTGGCAAGAAAGAAAGTTACACACCAGCACCAAGTTCTGAAATTCACAAAAATGTGGCGAAAAATGAAAGTAGCCGCATACATAATGTAAATAAAGAAGCACTTATTGCTTGCTTGGGCGGGATCATTGAACAACAAACTAGCAATATCAAAGTGAGGTTAGGCTAATGGATAATATTACAGAAGCACTAAAGAAGCTCCTACCTGAATCTGAGATTAACGAAGTCGCCGCCGCCGTCAAAGACATGCTAGAGCAGGCTAGGGTAAATCTCGAAACTGAGTACAATCAGAAACTTGAAGAAGCCTATGCCGAGCTTACTAGCGAGTTGGCGAACGCTGAAAAGACAGCAGAGAAAGGCTACGAAGAAGCATACTCTATTATTGGCGATCTTCGTAACCGTCTTGAGCTTCAAGGTGAAGAGTACAAGGCAGCACTTGAGGAAGGGTATGAAGAAGCATACCAGATGCTCAAGGGCGAGCGAGACAAGAATCAGCAGCTAGAAGTCGAGATGTACGAAGAGTACGACAAGAAGCTATCTGAGATGAAGGAATACATTGTCGATAAGGTTGACCAGTTCTTGCAATTCAAGGGCCAGGAAATCTACGAACAAGCCAAGCGGGACGTATTGAACGATCCTCGTATGGCCGAACACAAGGTTACTCTGGACAAGATCATTGATCTGACCAGCAACTACTTGTCGGACGATGATTTCGCATCAGTATCTTCCAGTAAGCTGGAAGAAGTCAACAAGAGTGTAGAAGAGATGAAGGGCCAGCTTCGCATTATGCAAGCACGCAACATCCGTCTCTCCACAGACAACACCAAGTTGAACGAAGCAGTTCGTCAATCTCAGGAACTTATCACAGAGAGCCGCAAGGCCATCAAATCTGTGAAGAAGACCGAGGCTGTCAACGAGCAGAAAGAAAGAACAACGAATGCAACGAATGTAACGGGGAGAGGTAAGACATCCGATGATGGTGTAGTGATTTCGGAATACGCTGCACCCACAAACAATGACGTGGATCAACTGTTGATCCTGTCGGGTTTGAAACAAGCTCAATAAGGCTTTTAACTCCAAGCAACACATAACCAGAGGATAACTCTAATATGAACGCAAATTCTCGATTTTTGAACGAGGCTAAGGAGCTAGAATCTCGTTGGGGCAAGACCGGACTCCTCGAAGGTATTCAGGACCGTTACGTTCGCTCTGCCACAGCAGTTCTACTCGAAAACCAGAGACTCATGAATGAAGTCTCAACCGACACTGGCGACATCGCTCAGTTCAAGCGAATCTCGATTCCGCTTGTCCGTCGTATTTACCCACAGTTGATCGCCAACAAGATTGTTAGCGTTCAGCCATTGCTAGGCCCAACAGGTCTGGTGTATTACCTACGCTTCCGTTACAGCAGCAACAAGGGTGCAACCCGTGGTGCTTCTAACAACGGTGGTTTCCCAGGTGATGATGCCAACTCGTTGATGCAGACCGCTGACGGTACTGCTAACCTGGACATCTTCTACACCCACCAGTTCATTCAGAACGAGACGACCTCGACTGACGCTGGTGCTGACGCTTCTGCTGTGTTTACTCCTTTGGAACACACACCAGTTTTGGCCGGTACTGTAACTGGTACGATCTATGATGGCAGCACCGCTGTCCAGACATTCATCGTGTCGTCCGGTGGTAGCTTCACCTTCACTGACATTGGCGCTCCTAGCGTTAAAGTTACAGCAGGCAGCTTGAACAACAACACTGGCGAACTCGCCATGACTTGGAACTCGGCTCCTGGCGCTAACCACGCTGTCATCAGCTACGAGTACAACATGGAGTGCCAGCAAGACCTCCCAGAAATCAACCTCGTGATCGAGTCGGAAGAAATTGCCGCCAAGACCCGTAAGTTGAAGGCTGTTTGGTCATACGAAGCTCAACAAGACCTTCGCAGCCAACACAACTTGGATGCTGAAGCCGAATTGACCGCTGTATTGGCTCAAGAAATCAACCTCGAAATCGACCGTGAAGTTCTTACCGACCTTCGCAACAATGCCGGTACAGTAACCGCTTGGGACTTCAACACTGCTCTTGGTGAAACCATCAAGGAAAAGTATGAGTCGTTGTATGTCAAGGTTGTTGAAGTTTCTAACGTCATCCACCGTAAAACGCTTCGTGGTGGTGCAAACTGGCTCGTAACCAGCCCTGAAGTTGCCTCGATCTTCGAGACAGCAACCGCAGGCTTTGCTCCAGCCCCAAGCGAAACATTTACTAGCAGCCTGGGCATCCAGTATGTTGGTACTGTGAACAATAGGTGGCGTCTGTACAAAGACCCTCTCTTCCCATCCAACCAGATTTTGATGGGTTACAAGGGCGACAGCTACATGGACAGTGGTTACTTCTACTGCCCATACGTTCCGCTGACTCAGACACCAGTAGTATTAGACCCAGAATCCTTCTGCCCACGCAAGGGTATTCTGACTCGATATGGCAAGAAGTTGTTGCGAGAAGGAAGCAAATTTTATGCCCGCATGTCGATTGCTAACTTTGTCATCTAATCAATGACAGGTCAGTAGAAAAGAAAACAAGACCCACTGGTGAAAGCCAGTGGGTTTTTTGTTGCGCTGACATACAATTCCATATGTTTTATAATACCGAAATCGAGCAGATCAAAGCAATATGCGAATCTCAAACTTTGTGGCCATCGCCATCTCCTAATGATTGGATACGAACTACATCTAATTGCATGAAGGGCAAGATTGGCAAATTGCTTGCAAAGGCTTATTTTACAAGGCATGGGAAGACGATAGATTCAGCGATCAATGTTCAACATGACATTTGCATTGATGAAAAGAAGATGGAGATCAAATTGAGTTGTTTGAACAACTCAGGCATGTTCAAGTGGCTACAGATTAGATTATTAGATGATTTTGAGTATCTCTTATTGTTTGGAGTTTATCCAGACAATATCAGAGCATGGTTGTTGAATCGAGAAGATTTAGAAAAACTAGAATCAAAAGGCACTATCAAACCACAACAGGGTGGCGTTAGAAACAGTCAATCTAAGATCATGTGGCTTGGGGCGAATGCTGTAGAGCTTCCCGATTGGTTAATTGGTCATGAGCTTACAGCGAAGTAGGGTTTTCCTTGGTCGTCATTCATGGCCAGGAAGAGTGATGAACCATTGTTTTGAAATTCTTTTACATGATCTTCAAATGGTTGATTTGCCATATTCGGATTTCTAAATCCGTTATTGAAGAAGACCTTCATAGAAGGAATTGATGATACTTGCGCTCCCAAATCTTTGAACTTTAATTTAGCTTGTTTGACTAGCCAATCTCCAATTCCTTGATTCCTTTTGGCTTCATCAACGAAAAAGTCAATTACAGATTGGCTTCTAGGCGACCATTTAGTAACAGGTTGAATGTCGATGTATCCGCCATTGACTCTGAGTGAAGTTCCATTGCTGCCAATCAATGATGATGGACCCCAAGTTGCTTCTGGCAATTCATTCTCCAGCCATTGTTTGAATTGGATCATTTTGTCTCTTTGAACTTAACTTCTTTGACATTTTGGTTCTTGTTAAGCCACTCCAAGAGCGACTTGCGGCTCTTGCGAGTAGAAACTTTGACTTCATAAGATGATGTGCTGTCATGTTGTTTTACTGCGAGAACTGTGCCACCACTATCGGCAACCATTTCTGGAATTGCCTGGGCTGGGTTGGCATCATTGTTGAGATTAACGACAACGGTAAGCTCTTGTCGTGACGCTAAGTCATAAGTAATCAGCCCGGTCGTGCCAGCAATCATGCAGATGGCAAGCGTAAACAATATTCGTTGGGTCCATAACCATTTTTTAGGCATTTTCTTTGGTTCCTCAATCCTTCCCATATCAACAAGACAATCACCTGTGCTTCCTTTTTCTTTAAGAGACTTCAAGTAAGCAGGTAGGTTTTCAAGAGACATTGGATTCTGTTCGTTTTCTTGTGGTGCCATATCATCTCCTTTTGTGGCTAATGTATTTATCCAGCAAGCCATCAAAACAAATTGTGGCGAAACAATAGATACATACACCACAGAAAGAAAGAGCTAGTGTACACACTTCTGAATGACCTTGGCTTATAAAATCTAAATAAGAAAGAGAAAATTAAAATGATACACTCGCACTCAAAGAGAACGGAAATGAGATCAAACCGACATTAACTAACTTTTGCCAACAAAACAACATTACATAAACCATGCTCACAACCATCACACCTGAATTCGTTCACTACATCCCAGAAGATATGAAAGAAGGCGTACTGTACATCTCTCTGGAGTACACTGTTGCCATTCACAAGTGCTGTTGTGGCTGTGGACACCAAGTATGCGCCCCTATTGATCCAAACCCGCCACACAACGGCTGGACGCTTACAAACGACAATGGGAAGGTTTCCCTAAGTCCTTCTATCGGCAACTTTCAATTGCCCTGTAAGACGCATTACTTCATTAGAGAAAACCAAGTTGTATGGTGCTAAACAAGGAAACGAAAATGAAAACATTCAAACAATGGCTTGCGATACAAGAAGCATTTGATCCACACGAAGATGATCCTGAAGACGAGCTTTCTTATGCAAACGCTAAAGCAAATGCAAGAACGACAGGCAGTCCTTTGCCAATGACGTGGGATGATGACGATGATGATTTTGATGTTATGTCAAGGTCTAAATACATAGGAAATGGGGGGAATTCAAAGGTTGAAATTCCTAAAAATCAAAGTCCATTGAGCGTCAATCCTTTTTTTCCACCAGCGATCATCGGCGGCAACAAACCTGCTTTTCAAAGACCTATTTTCAACAAACAAGGTCCATTGAATGGTTTTATGTCGGCCCGAAAGAACAGAGCAATGAAAAAGCCATAATCAATTTCAACTATAAATAAGCTGGCCAACGAGTTATTTAACGATATACTTCGTGCCTTCGACGATCAACCAATTGATCGTTCTGTGATCTACCTGTCGGAGTTTGTGATCGCTAGTTTCATCCAGGTCTTCTACCATCGAGCGACCCAACAGTGGCTCCGGGCAAACCAGACGCCCTCTTAGGGTTCGTTCTGCGCCGTCAGTCTTATTGAAGCTGACTGTGAACGGGCGGTTCGGAGAATGAATCAATAGTTCCGCTGCTTGTGTCTTCGACACTTTAAGTTCTTCGGAATATTGATCGGCAGAGAAAGCACATTCCAGAAGTTCTTTTCCTTGAACTCGCATGGTGTGGTTGTCAAGGTCTACGTCAGACGTGAAGAGTTCGTAGTTGTTGGCAATGACACTTTTGACCTTAACATAATGCACGATTGCCATCAGGTCGCCAGCTTTGATTCGTGCGGGGTCGGTTTTGTTGATCTTTTTCAT